TCAGGATTCAGTGACATATTGAACCTCCCAGTAATCTACGGACGAAAACTCTCTGATCGGTGCCGGAGTCCATCCGTGTGTCTCGGCGTCGTAATCCCATCCCTGCTTCTTTTTCTCGGTCAGCATATCCATAAAGTTCATCTGACCTGTATCTTCAACCTTTTCAGGCTCTTCATCGCGCATCAACGCGTCGAGTGTGAAATCCCTGCGGCGCATCCGGTACCCGACGGTGAAGTCCCATTGTGAAAAAATGATCGGCGTATTGTCGTTTTGCATCAACGTCAGCGCATCACCGCACAGGATATTCTTCTGGAGAATATAGCGTGCCGCGCTTCGGATCTCATCGCTGGATTCCTTCTTACACTGTTTTGTGTAAGCTTCATCCCATATTTGAAAGAGCCGCTCCCGGCATTCCTTCACGTTATCTTCCTGAATGTCGATTCCGTAGATGCTGGTAAGCGCAAGAAACGCATTCTTCGTATACTCTGAATTATTTCTCTTATATTGCCGCTTAACCCTCGCGAGCTTCCGTCGCAGAATTTCCGCGAGGAAGTTTCCATCGCCGCAGGCGGGCTCCAGAAACCGGCTTTCAATCCGGTCGGTTTCGCTTTTCACGAGATCGAGCATGGCATTGACTTCACGCTCGTTCGTGAACACTTCGCCGTGCTCCGCGACACGTTCCTTTGATTTTATTTGTCTTGGCATAAGCTATCTTACCTACTTTTCATTCTTTTTTCTTGACCGCTGCCGTCATCATGTCATAATGCTGATTCTGGTGCATGACATAGAAGATTTGTTTGAACACTCGCTTGTACATGTCCACATCGTCATAATCCTCGACAACAAGATTCAGTCCGTCTGTAATGCCATTAGGATTGTTGATATAAGCAAGCATAGTCGATGCAAGCTCGTAGTCGGTCATATCCGGCTGTCCACCTGGAACTTCTTTAATAAAGTTCTTCCGGTTCTCCGGATCTTCGAGCAGTTGTTCCCTGAGACTCGTGCCTTCGTATCCACAAAGCTGTAGGAAATACGACTCGAGAATTCTGCGCATCACGTTCCGCGCCGGAATGACAGAATCCGCATCACGCAGTTCTTCCCACAGTGCTGCATATGAGCTCTGTACCGGGTTGTAATTCTCAAACTCGGTCTTTGCTTTATCCTTTGGCCTTTCGCAAATATGGACATGCGAAACATTGGCAGTCTTGCGGATCATATAGAAAGTGGTGCAATCGTAATAGCCGACCTGCTGGTAGGTTATCTCTCTATGGAAGTACACATTATGCGTCAGGATAAAGATCTGCTCGATGTACCTTCCAGCGAATATCGGATTCTCGTTTTCAACCGGATCAGCAACATTTGCACATATTCCTATCATTTCCCTGACCAGCGAACCTACGATGAAGAGGGCGCTGCTGTCCATACTTGAAACCGGATCATCGATTACGACGATCTTGTTTTTGCCAGAGTCTGTTTCTGACCGCATGCCGTGAACTACATGATAGAAGTAGAGGAACGCGATGAAGTTGCGCTCGCCCTCACTTAGATTCACGGCCACTTTACCGTCATCGCGTATGACTTCATATCCGCCTTTGACGCCTTCTTTTTCGTGCAGGCTGAATCCTTCGAATCCGGAGTCTTTCAGGTAGCCATTCATGCTTCGTACCGTATCAGCCGTGTTGATAATCCCGGCATTCAGGTCGTTTATCTCCTGTGTCAGAGAGCGATATTGTGTCTGGAGATCCTTGACCTTTTCCTGCAGCACCGCTTCTTCATCCTCGATCTTCTTTTTCGAAGCGATATAGTCGGCAACATAGTCCTTCAGGATGAAGGCGATCTTTTCCCAGACCATGCGGTTGCACTCACTTTGCTTGCTGGATTTTGCAGCGACAATGTCATTATTATTCTGAATCTGTCTGTTGATTTGTAAGACCAACGCATCCAGTTCTGAAATAATCGCATCGGCATCCTTCAGCTCTATTACCTTTACCGGTGAAGAAATCTTATCGGCAATCAGCTGATTGTTTTCGAGAATGCGGGATTGAAGCTCTGCCAATTTTGTTCCGTAAACGGCCAGTTCCTCTGCCTTGGGATAGGCGTCGTCAAGATTGCCTTGGTACAGCGCAACAAGAGCTTTCATTTTCGTGTCATAGTTAGACTGCAGAGTACGCAGTGCGTTTAGCGACTCCTGATAGCTTTCATCAAATGCGCTTGCCATAGATGTCTCAAAATCATCTGGGGAGCTTCTGCTGACAGAACGGGCATTTTCCGTCAGCTTTATGAACATAGGCATCGTGGCCACGGCGAACCCACTCTGAAGCGTTCAGTACTTTCATGAATCTAGCAAATTCCGTCCCGCCGCTGCTCGTAATTGCTTCGGCAAGCAGCGAAAGCCCGGACAAATCATAGCTGCTGGAAATCTCAGAAGACGACTTGAACAGATCGTATCTTCTGGCATCCGGATCGAAAGCTACGTCATAGAGCTCCTTTATGGCTGTGTCGTTATGGTCGACTGGAGAATAGTCTCCAGACAGCACCTCGTCGGTAAACCGCTCGCGGGACTTCTTCTTAGTCTGGTCATAGTCCTTGCGATATTCGCGTGCGCCTTCCCAGCAGACGTTTCTGAAATTCTCCAGCAGCGGAGCTAATTCTCCATGCTTTTTGTCTCTGGCTTCAGCAGCTTTCTTACCATCCTGTGCGACCTGCGTCCGTTCCTGCGCTGCAGCCTCCGCTTTCTGCCTTGCTTCGACATTCTCCTGGCTCAGCGTAAAAACACCTTTCAGATTGCCATAGTCTGCAAAATTCTGGCTGACGAAGGTCTTATCGTAAATCAGGACAGAATAGTTTGCCGGACTGATGCCGGTTTTCCATTCAAGGCACTCTGGGTGCCTGAATGCATCCGCTATACTGCTTTTCCCGGCTCCGTTCTTTCCGAAGAAGAAATTGATGTAGGTCGGACAGACTTCCTCATCATGAAAAGTATAGGCTTCCGTAGAGGCATCAAGTTTTATCTTTGTGATCAGCGAAGTCATCTTATCCTGCATACCCGGTTCCTCCTCCCTTTACTATGTTCTATCATTCGGTGATTTTTCCTTTGCGAAGCCACTCGTCCACTTCCGAAATCTTGAATTTGTAACGCTTGCCCGCCTTGTAATAAGGAAGCTTCCCGTCTTTAATCCAGTTTCTTATCGTGTCGTTGCTGACGCTCAGATAGTCCGCTATATCTTCGAGGTTCACCCATTTTTCAGGCATTTCGTCTGCCGTCATTGTTCTCTGAACTTCGTCTTTCATACTGTTCCTCCGTGTCTCAATTCGATGTTCCATATGTAAATACCGGAATCTCGATGCCTGCTTCTTGAAGTTCTTGTATCAGGTCGCATCTCTTTATTGCCCAATGCGTCCGATTCATCTCGTTGAACCGGTTGTCTCCGATAAGCTGCAGCTCTTCCAGAAGCTCATTCAGCCGTATCTGAGGAATGTCCAGTCTGTACCCGCACCAGAAGACCTTCACATCATTTTCGTAGATCTTGTAATCCGACACGAAACCGTATATGACCTTCTGGCCATCATCGGCATTACCGTACTGATGATTCTCCGCCATGAAAAGAGACGGCATCATAATGATTTGCTGCTTGTCCTCTTTCGTCATGCCAGAGAATTTTTCTTTTGTCTCCTTAGACATGCACTCGGACAAAGCTCGATCCCGCGGGACTTTGAAATAAGGCTTGTCGTACTCCTCAGTGCCGATGACAAAGATGTTGTAATACTCGCGGTTTATCCGCGGTGGCACATAAAACTGTCCTCCAAGCTGTGGCATTCCACAAAACTGCTGGTTGACCTGCATTTGAACTGTGCCGTAGTTTGCAATGGCCACATTCTCATTGCCGGTCTGTGTCACATCTGGCTTCCTGTCGTCCGGAAGATTGGAAGCTGATATTACTTCAAGTTTGTCACTCATCCGCGGCTCCTTTCTTTTCGCCGATTGTCAAATTTACTGTGCCGTAGTTTGACAGAATCGTATTGTTATCCCCGTTTTGCTGAATAAACAGAGGATTATTGATTACCTGCTGCGAAAATGCGGCAGACTGATTGTCGTCCTCTTGCTCATCTTCATTTGACTCATTATCAGGCTGGGCATCATCCGCCGGTTCCGCATCCGTGGGCTCCGGCATATATGTCCTGATGTCAGCTGTAATGCCTTTGCCCATATTGCCTGAGTAGTTTCTCGGGCCACCGCCATTCTCTGGGCACCATTCATCATATGTAGGTTTTCCGATGCTATTGTCCTTCCGATTCACAACTACATAGTGCCAGATTCCAAGCAAAAATGCTGGATAGCACACTTTTGTCAGGTCGCTAAGTGCGGCCTTTTTTATTTGCCCTCCATCGTCGCGGATGAAGAATCCTTCATCCGATGCAATGCTGTAGTCACACTGGACAAGTTCAATCAGTGCTTTTACCAATCTGACATCCTTATGCACGGTTTCTCCGAGGTCGAGAAACTCATTCACGAAATCCGTCATAGGAATCAGCGCAGACCCGTATTCCGTTCTGATTCTTTCGTCAAACACTTCTACTTCCGGTGTGTTTCCAAAGGGAAGATACTCACCCTTCGACAGCTTGCATGCCTTGAAATCATTTGTCTTTGTCTTTATCCGCTCGAGCCTTGGCGGCTCGTAATCAGGATTAATTACCTTGATAAGCCCGATGAGCACTTCCGGGTCAGAGAGGCCATCACGATCTCCTTTGTAACGCTCTCGGGCGCTTTTCCTATTCTTTAATGCCTGCAGCAGGAGTACGAAGAACGTTCTGCCGCATAGCCTTGGTATTCCATCTGTTGTCACTATTTTCCTCTGCTTTTTCAAAACCCGAACCTTAAGAACCTTACGAACTATGGCAGCCGACCTTGCGAACGATTTGGTGAGTCCTGTGAAGTGATCACGGGAGAAATCGCTCAGCTGGCGGATTTCGCATGGGATACATGGTTCGGAGCATTTCTGAACGTTTCCTACCAATTCCTATTATATCGAAATCCGTGCTCGGTTTCAATGATCTTGCGTGACTCTGGGATCAACAGTCTGTGAATTCCCCCTGTGACTGCTTCGCAAAAGCAAATCACAGGAGGAAAAATTCATGACAAAAGAATCCAAGAAGTATCGCATCTACGACAAGACCACCAAGCAGTGGTACGAGATCCCGGAGGACCAGTATCGCGAGTACGACCGCTGGCGCACGGCGCTGAGGAAACGCATGCAGTATCGCGGCGAATGCTTCTGCCCGCGCAGCAAATGGTGGCTGTGCGACGGCAACTGCCTCGACTGCGAATTCCGCAACAACACGACCGTCTCTCTTGACGATCCGCTGCCTGACGGCGAAGGCACTCTCGGCGACTACGTGCCGGACGACGCTCCGCTCATCGAGGAGGTCCTCGCCGATGAGATGATGCTCGCCCAGCTTCTTCATCGTCTGGACGAGCTCATGCCTGAAGCACGCCGCATCGGCGAACTCAGGGAGGAAGGCCTCTCTGACGAGGCCATCGCCGACATCATCGGCATCAAGCGCACAACATTCCTGTCCCGCCTGAAGAAGGCCAAGGAGAAGCTGGCTCGGGAATTCCCGGACTGGTTCTAATCGTCTGCTCCGGCTGCCGATCATGGTAGCCAGAGCTTTTTTCTGAAATTCCTCTTTTTCCTTCGTCAAAACGGTCTGCCCGCCTCCAGTGGGAAGTGTAAGGAGCACGAAAACAGATGCTCCGGATTGGAGGCAAGCGATGAACAAGACACGCAACAGAAGTCCCGCGGACACGGAGGCTATCGCAGTCCTTATTGCGATAAGCCACGTATCCGCAAGGCTGGCAAGGAACCTCTCGATTCTTGCCGCAGACAGACAACTCATGGAAGGAGGTAAAGAGAATGTCAAAAATGGCAGAGATGGATCAGACCATCAAGGAACTGCGCGATGCCGCCGCCGCTATTAACAGCGCAGCCGACTGGCTCTACCAGCAGTTCTCCGGCACCGCTGAGGAACCCGCTCCGCAGCCCGAAACCGCGCAGGCCGAGCCTGAGCCGAAGAAGGAGCTGAAGCTGGAGGATGTGCGGAAGGTCCTCGCCGAACGATCCCGCGCAGGCTACACGGCGCAGATCCGCGAGCTTCTCCACAAGTACGGCGCGAGCAAGCTGTCGGCTGTCGATCCGAAGGACTACGAGGCCCTGCTCTTTGATGTGGAGGGACTCAATGAATTCTGAAAGACAGCATGCGGTCCTCTCCGCGTCGAGCTCCGACAGGTGGATTCACTGCCCGCCGTCGGTCAGGCTTAGCGAGGGATTCGAGGACAAGGGAAGCGACTACGCATTGGAAGGAACCTGCGCTCACGCGCTCGCCGAGTACAAGCTCCGCAAGGCGCTCGGCTACCCGTCACGCGACCCGACCGAGGACCTCGCCTTCTACAACGAGGAGATGGAGGAAGCCACAGACGGCTACGCCGCCTACGTGCTGGAGAAGGTCGAGACCGCAAGGCAGGCCTGCCCTGATCCGGTTGTTCTGGTCGAGCAGCGCGTGGACTACTCCCGCTGGGTGAGACAGGGCTTCGGCACATCAGACGCGCTCATCATCTCGGACGGCACGCTGCGGATCATCGATCTGAAGTACGGCACCGGCATCGCCGTGTCGGCGGAGGACAATCCGCAGCTCAAATGCTACTCGCTGGGTGCCTTGGAGCTGTTCGACGACATCTACGACATCGATTCGGTCGCCATGTCGATCTACCAGCCGAGACGGCAGAACGTCAGCGAATGGCAGATCAGCAAGAAGGACCTGCTCGCATGGGCGGACGAGGTTCTGAAGCCTACGGCGGAGCTGGCGTGGGACGGCAAGGGAGAATTCTCCTGCGGCACGTGGTGCCGGTTCTGCAAGGCGAAGACCATCTGTCAGAAGCGGGCCGAGGAGAACCTGAAGCTCGCGCAGCACGAGTTCAAGCTGCCGCCGGAGCTCTCCGACGCGGAAATCGAGGTCATCCTTTCCCAGGTGGACGAGCTGGTCTCGTGGGCGTCCGACATCAAGGAGTACGCGCTCCAGCAGGCGCTTTCCGGCAAGGAGTGGCACGGCTTTAAGCTCGTAGAGGGCAGGTCCGTCCGCAAGTACGCCAATGAAACCGCCGTCGCCAAGACGGTCGAAGACGCCGGATTCGACCCGTATGAGAAGAAGCTGCTCGGCATTACTGCCATGCAGAAGCTCCTCGGAAAGAACCGGTTCAATGAACTCCTGTCAGGCTTCATCGAGAAGCCGCAGGGCAAACCAACACTCGTCCCGGACTCCGACAAGCGTCCGGCGATGAATACAGCAAAAAACGACTTCAAGGAGGTCAAAAATCATGAGTAAGACAACTATGCACAATCCGATGAAGGTTATCACTGGCCCAAACACCCGCTGGTCCTACGCGAACGTCTGGGAGCCGAAGTCCATCAACGGCGGAACGCCGAAATACAGCGTAAGCCTCATCATCCCGAAGTCCGACACCGTGACGGTCGCCAAGATCAAGGCCGCCATCGATGCCGCCTACAAGGAGGGCGAAGCCAAGCTCAAGGGCAATAGCCGCAGCGTTCCTGCACTCTCCGCGATCAAGACGCCGCTTCGTGACGGCGATGCGGAGCGCCCGGACGACGAGGCCTACCGTAACGCATACTTCGTGAATGCGAACGCTACGACCGCTCCGGGCATTGTGGATGCGGATCTGAATCCGATCATGAGCCGCAGCGAGGTGTACTCCGGCGTGTACGGCAGGGCCAGCATCACCTTCTACGCGTTCAATTCTTCTGGCAACCGCGGCATCGCCTGCGGGCTCAACAACCTGCAGAAGATCCGTGACGGCGAGCCGCTCGGCAGCAAGGCCAGCGCTGAATCCGACTTCGCTGACTTCGCAACCGACGACGACAGCAATTTTCTGAACTAAGGAGGCGGCACCATGAAGGACATTATGGAGATCATCCTCTACATCATCATGGCAGTCGGCGGCATCGCCGGAATCATTCTCCTGCTCTCCATGACGATTCTCGCGATCCGCTCCGGCAAGGAGGAGCAGGCGCGTGAGGCTCGGCAGGAGGAGCGCGACAAGGAGTACCACGAGCGCCGCATGAAGGAGCTCGAAGCGCACCGCGACTGACCGGCAAAACCATCCAGCTATTGGCGGGCGGCAGGGACTTATCTCTCTGCCGCCTTATTCGTGAATTGAGGTGAAAAATGTGAAAACCATCAGCATAGATATTGAGACGTACAGCGATGTCGATCTGGGCAAATGCGGAGTTTATCGTTATTCGGAATCCCCGGATTCCGAGATTCTCCTGTTTGGCTACAGCGTGGACGGCGGACCCGTGCAGGTCATCGACCTCGCATCCGGCGAATCCATCCCGGAGGAGATTCTCGACGCGCTGACCGACGACACGGTCGTCAAGTGGGCCTTTAACGCTAACTTCGAGCGCGTTTGCCTGTCACGCTACCTGCGCGACCTGGGACGCAGCCTTGACCCGTTCCATGACAACCATCCGCTGACATTGGAGCCTGCGCGGTTCCTGAACCCGGAGGGCTGGCGCTGCTCGATGGTCTGGGCGGCGACAATGGGACTCCCGCTCAGCTTGAAAGGCGTCGGCGCGGTTCTGCAGCTTGCCGACCAGAAGATGGATGAAGGCAAGGCCCTCATCAAATACTTCTCCGTCCCCTGCGCACCCACCAAGGCGAACGGCGGACGCACTCGGAACCTGCCATCGGATGATCCCGGCAAATGGGCGACATTCAAGAAGTACAACCAGCGCGACGTCGAGGTCGAGATGTTGATCCAAAGGAAACTGCGGAACTTCCCGGTGCCGGACTTCGTGTGGGACGAGTACCACATCGACCAGGAGATCAACGACCGAGGCGTGCGCATCGACATGGATCTCGTGGAGAAGGCCATCGACATGGACACCCGCTCCCGCAGCGAGCTGACAGAGAAGATGCAGGCGATTACGAATCTGGAGAATCCGAACAGCGTCCAGCAGATGAAGCAGTGGCTCTCCGACAACGGCATGGAGGTCGACAGCCTCGGCAAAAAAGCAGTGACAGCCCTGCTCAAGACCGCGCCATCTGAACTCACTGAAGTGCTGGAGCTCCGGCAGCAGCTTGCGAAATCCAGCGTGAAGAAATACCAGACCATGCAGCGCGCCGTATGCTCAGATAGCCGTGCTCGCGGCATGTTCATGTTCTATGGCGCGAATCGTACAGGCCGCTGGGCCGGACGGCTCATCCAGCTTCAGAATCTGCCGCAGAACCATCTGCCTGACCTGGATGCTGCGAGGGCGCTTGTGAAGTCCGGCGACTATGAGGCCGTGAAGATGATCTACGAGGATGTTCCGGACACACTCAGCCAGCTTATCCGCACTGCCTTCATTCCGAAGGAAGGTTGCCGGTTCTACGTGGCTGACTTCTCCGCCATTGAGGCACGCGTCATCGCATGGTACGCAGGCGAGAAATGGAAGGCCGATGCGTTCGCGAACGGCGAGGACATCTACTGTTCGACGGCAAGCCGCATGTTCCACAAGCCGGTCGTCAAGCACGGCGTAAACGGCGAGCTTCGTGCCAAGGGCAAGATCGCGGAACTGGCGTGCGGCTACGGCGGCTCGACCGGTGCTTTGAAGGCGATGGGCGCACTCGAAATGGGCCTGTCGGAGGATGAGCTTCCGGACATCGTCTCTTCGTGGCGGGACGCGAACCAGCAGATCGTGAAGTTCTGGTGGGACGTCGACAAGGCCGTCATGGCTGCCGTGAAGAACCACAAAACCACCCGGCTTGGCAGGCTCGCCTTCTTCTGGAAGGCTGGCATGCTGTTCATCACACTGCCTTCCGGCAGGAGTCTTGCGTATGTGAAGCCGAAGGTCGGCATGAACCGTTTCGGCGGCGAGTGCATCACCTATGAGGGCGTGGGCGGCACGAAGAAATGGGAACGCCTCGAATCGTACGGCCCGAAGTTCGTGGAGAACATCGTGCAGGGTGTAGCCCGGGATATCCTATGCTTCGCCATGAAGAATCTCCGGGATCGCTTCATCGTCGGGCACGTCCATGATGAACTCATCATCGAAGTCCCGAAGGAAACAAACATGCAGGAGATCTGCGATATCATGGGGCAGACACCCGATTGGATGCCGGGCCTGCTGCTGCGGGCAGACGGGTATGAATGCATGTTTTATCAGAAGGACTGAAAGAAGGCGGCCAGTTGATGGTCGCCTTTTCTTATTCCATGTTATTCTGAACCAAAGCATGCTTTATCACTGATCCAACCAGTTATCTTGTACTAGCTGAAGAATCACAAATTCAGTAACTGCTTTTTCTTGGCTTCATATTCTTCCTGAGTGATAGCCCCAGCATCAAGAAGTTTTTTATATTTGAGGATCTCATCTGCCGCATCTGCTGGCTTTGAGTTTTCCGATGCACTTAACGATTTTTGATTCTCTCGAATGATTAGTTCAAGACATGACAAGATTTCCTGTGTTTCTTCAAGATTCTTTCTGTACTGTCCGGAGCTCCGCTTCATTCTTATTCTGACAGGATTCATATCGATATATTCCGTTGGATTATTCATATCCTTCACTGTCAGCCTAATTTTCATGCTGTTCACAAAATCCGCTAATTTTTTCTTGCCAGTTGCTGCTCCTACAACAGCTCCGACGCTTCCGAACAGTGCTCCGCCGACAACAGCACTCCCAACTCCGCCGGAGACAACAGTTCCACCATCCTCCTGATACTCATAACTTACCAGATCAGAGTAATTATGAACCGGGCCAAGAGCCTGCCACTTCTTATGAACCGTATCAATGTAAAACCTTTTATAGAAGCTTTTATCTGGTCTAAAGGTATCCGACACTCGTGCCTTGGCTCCAAGACCAAGAGAAGACCGTCTTCTGTCAAACGTCTCCTTCATGGAATCAATATTGCTTTTCTGAGTTCTGGATTCTGAACTGGTATTACTTCTAATCTCGTCCAGTAGCTTCTCCTTTGTGGTAAATACACTAATCCATGTCATAGGATTATGTCCTGCTTTTTTTACGCAATCAAAGCATACATATTCACCGCCCTTAAGCTTAAATGCTTTGAGCTTTGAGACATTCTTCTCACATATCGTGCATTCTTGCATCCAATCACCATTCCTTCCTAATTTCCATGATGTTCCACCTATGCATTAATATTGCAAATTGTATGGCTGTGCATAAAGCATGGAAACATTATTAGGT